GAACCATGCCGCCTTGGTTGTATTGGCCTTCGCCAAAGCTGTTGGAGCCGCCACCAAAGTTGCCCATGCCAGAGTCATATCCAGCAGCGTTTGCCTCTGCTACCCCTGGCGCTGCTGCTGCCATTCCCGCTGGGGTAAGTGATGGCGCTCGATCTTCAACTGGTGCTGGGTTTAAAGACAAATTGGAACTAGGGAGAATACCGCTTAACAAAGATTCAAAAAACCCTTTAGACTGTGGCATCCCTGGGCTGACTACGCCTTCGGCTGGCAGGCTGCTTTCTTTGCCAAAGTTTCTTGACCCAGAGTAGGCTTCTACGCTTGGAAAGCCTTGAGCAATTGCTTGCTGCTCTCGCACAAAATCTGGCACTAAGGCGTTTTGCAGCATCCCGTAGCTGGTCATGCCAAACCCTTTCTGCAAGCCTTGCGTGATCGCCGCCATCGTAGGGTTGTTGCTGTAGTAGGCGGCTTTCTCAGCGTTGGACATCATGTCAAATGCGGTTGGTGCTCGTTCACTGCCACCACCCATCATCTCGTTCTGCATCTGCGGTTGGCTTTGCATTGCCATCTGGTTTGCCATCTGCCGCTTTTTCAGCAGATTATTGAACGCATTGAGGTAGTAACCCCCGCCTGATATTTCGTCTAGATAACTCATATCTTTAGCCCGTGGTTTCGGAAGAAGTCAACAACCAGATAGCCCAAGCCAAGGATAGCCGTCCAGATCAGACCGGCGAGTGTCTTCTCAATGATGGCCTTCCGCAGCTTTTCCATGTCGTTCTGCGCTTTGATGGCGTTCTTCACCCACGCCAGTTCTTCAGGCGAGAGGATGTTGTCCGACCTGCGCTCACGCAAGACAGAGGTCAGTTCACCGACAAGTAGGGCGCGGTCTTCGGGTGTCATTGTGCTTCTGCCATTGCGTTGGTGATTTGAACAGCAGGTAGCGTAGCAGGATTAACCATAGCATTTGCAATACTTTTGCTAGTCGCGCCTTTAGAAAGCTGTTGTTTTTTAGCCGCCGCAATTGCTTCTGCGGCTTTATTAGAGCTTGCCAATTCAGTGGCTATTTCAACAGCTAATTTTTCGTTTAACTTTCCTTCTAAACGCGTCAAAAGATTATTAACAATAGACATAACTTGATTTAACGGCAACATTCTTGGGCGCAGTTCATCACTAAACAATCGTTTTGCGCTCATATTACCTTGTGCAGCCAATTGTTTAAATGTTTCGCCTCGCGCTAATTCCGCTTGAATTTTAACTACTTCTTTTTGAACTTCTGGCATCCCACTAGTTAAATCATTTAGCTTTTTAGCCGTTGTTAGAGCATTATCTGTAGGTACTTTTTTAAGTTGGTTCCCGGTTTCTTCAGCAAGTTTTAGCAAGTTTGCTTGTTTTTGCATTTCGGCGAACGTGGCCTTGGCAGTTTTGGGGTCGTATGCGTTAAGCACCCGCATAATGCCTTGTTCATTGCTATCAAGATGTTTGAGAATTGAATTAGCATCGCCAGATTTAATGGCGTCTTGTAAAACACCTCTAGCTAAAGATGATCTAGCAGGCGCGTCCATACGGGTTAACGCCATGTCAGCAACCATTGGGTCTCTAACAATAGCCTCACGCAACTTGTCGGTTTGCTTATACCCAAGCGTAGTGGACGCCAGTTTTAATGCCTCATCTTCAGCTTTAAACGCCTCTGCCACTTTGTTTGGAATTTCCTTACTTTTTATTTTCAGTGCTTCTTCGGAAACTTTCAATTTTTGCGCTTGGCCTGAAATTCGTTCAATTTCGGATTGAAGCCCCATGCCAGCTTTGTCGTATACGTTGACAATTTCTTTGTTTGCGTCTAGCCATTGCGCGGCCTTGTCTGCTGACACTTCTTTGCCAACGCCGGTAACTTTGCTAACGTCCCTGCGAAACTGATCTAAGATGCCGTTTTTAAGAACATTCATTGCCGCCGGATCACGGGCAAACGTGCGAGCATATGCTTGCGCTTCTTGAATGTTGCTTAAACCCGTTGACACTATTTTTTCTGGCGGCAGTTGAGGTTGACCAAGCCGAGTAGATCGCTCAGTTGTAGACAACTTACCTGTGTAAAACGGCTGCACAACTTCAGTGGTGTGCAACTGCTTTGCAGCGGAATATGCGGCTACTGCTTCTTCAGGAGCGCCACGCGCAATGGCTGCGTTTAACTCGCCGCGAATTGCGTTGATGTTGTTGCGTAGCGCCGTTGCTGCCGTATCGCTAGGTAACGCACTCGCCAGTTTTCCATATGCCGCTGACAACGCTCGGTTAATTGTGGCTGCATCTTCCAATGTTGCCATAGCTGGAGGCGTTTCTGGCGCAGGAGTTTTGATGCGAGAAGAAACTTGACCTTTACCCAACGCTGGCGCAGGCGGTGCTGGCGGTTGAAACACCCGCTGGATGCGCCCCAATTCGCTTGGCACTGTGTTGGGAGACAGCACCGACAACAAATCTTGACCAAGCGCTTTGGCTTTATCAACAACGCTTTGAATGTTAAAGGGTTCAGGCGCTAGTTTAAACGCCTCTCTATACGCTGGGCCGGTTACTTTAGTTTGGGTTTCTTTCAACAGTCGTTCTTTGGTTTGCCCAAGCGTTGCTCCCGATTCACTAGGGTCAATATCGGGCAGGCTCTTGTGCAATGCAGCACGTTGTTGCGCCAATGCCGCTTCAGCAGCCTGCTGTTCAGCGGTAAGCTGACTTGTCATAGCAGCTTGTCGGCCTTCCAGCGTTGCTGCCTCGCCAGCAAGTGCTTGCTTGACAGCGCGGCGAGGCGCGGTAGGCGAGGCCGTGGCAACAGGTAAAGCAGCCTCTAAACCAGCCGTAGCTTGTTGTTGCGCGGCTTCGTTTTGCTGACGAACTTGTGTTTCTGCGGCAGTTAAAACTTTGGTTTGCCGATTGCTAATTGCTTCTCGCCTAGCGTTATACAACCTTTGAACGGCAGAATTTACGTCAGATGATTCTTGAACAAATGAAGCTAGGCCAGGGCTTTTTAAAGCTACGGCAACTTCTTCAATAGTTTTTCCTTGGCCAAGCAACTTAATTGCTTCGTCCATAAGCTGAACATTATTTTCTAATGCATTTGCCAACGCTTTATCTTTAAGACCACTAGGCGCAAAAACATCTTTTATTTTTCCACCTACTGCGCCGACAGCAGGGCCAGCATATCGAACAGCAGCCGCGGCAGGCAATAACGGATCAGTGTATTTTCCAACAGCCGATAAAACTTTACCTGTAGTATCTAATCCGCCAACAACTGGGGCAGCAGCAGTTGCAACTTTTGCAGCCAAAGAGCCTTCGCCCTGAACTAAACCAGACAAAACAGCGGGTTTTGTAACATTAGCAACTTTAGTTGCTGCTGCGCCACCCATGCCTAGAAGGGACGATAGGTCAGCTATTGCCCCTACGGGGTCTTCAGCTAACGTGCGCTTTATGCTTTCCCAAGAACCGTAACGATCTTTAAAAAACCCACCGGCAGCATTAGCTGCTTGAACGGCTTGCTTTGAACTACCAGATTCTGGGGTTGCAAAAGATAAAAGGAGAGAACTTGCACCAGGGCTAATAGGCGCAATTGCTTTAGCAGCAGAAGTTGCTACGGATGGACTAGGTTTTAAATTAGCAACTGTTGTATTAACCGCGCCAACTACGTTTTCTGGCAACACATTTTGAATAGCACCAGCACCTATGTCTACTAATCCTTTTGCCGTATCTAGGGGGTTCATAATCATATGTCCCACATCCCTAAAAAATTCAGCGCCGCTACCTACAAAATTTGACGCAGCGGTAGGCAAAACGTCAGCGGCAGAGTAGCTACGTTTAGCGGGGGTCTGCAAAACAGTCGGGGCGGTTCCTTCTTGCGTTGGAACTAATCCACGCGCTCTAGCTTCTTCCAAAAGACTTTTTTTGTCTTCTGGCAAAATTCCTCGTTTTTCTGCTTCTAACAATAGAGAAAGGTCTGCCATTTACAACCCCAATTCTTTTTTAATCTGCTCGTTTGTTTTTCCTGCGTGAGGATTGCTGGTGGCCCCACTTCTTGGCTTAATAACTATTCTTGGGTTGTACGGAAATTTTACTCCCCGTGTTTCGGCGTCAGACATTTCTGCATTATGTAAATCAACTTTAGTCCGTATTGAATCTGCAAAAGCATCAAGCACTCGGCCTAAAGCATTAGGGTCAGTACCAAGATTTCCCAATGCTTCTTGCATGGCTGCCTGTTGGGATTGTGATGGTTGAGAATCAAGTTTCTTTAGGTTGTCCAAAATGCCAAAAAACAATCTTGACCGTAAAACATTTGCATCAGTTACGCCTTGAGTGTCAATTTTTGTACCCAAACGATTATTTAGGAAACTAGCTGCTGCAAGCAAAGGCTCCCCACCAGCACCCATAAATCCTTTGGCTGTTGGTACAAGTGCTTTTGCCGCCTCAATATTATCTAGTGTAGGTTGAGCATTTTTAAGGGCGCTATATGTAACCCTTGCTTCTTGCATGAATTGCGTTTGTGCTGTTTCACTTGCAGGAACATAAGCGTTTACTTTGGTGTCAACTTTAGTGGGTAGCGGATGACTAGTTTCTTTATCTATCCTAGCTTGAATTTCTCTGCGTACTTTAGGGTCAGTTGCAGCAGCTAACTCAGCTTGAAATTGCGATAGTAAAGTTCCTTTTTCTTGGGAGGCGTACACTATTTTATTTGTATCCGCATCAACAAGTCCAACGCCAGCCACAGTGTGTAAGTTTCTTTTGCTTAACCTAGATATTTCTTCTGTAAGAAACTTTATGCGATTGTCAACTCTTTTGTCTGGATTTGGTATTTTGGAAAGTCTTTCATATTGATCTACAAAACTTTGCAATTGAGTTTGAGGTGGTGCAGCCGGTGCTGGTGCAATCATTGCGTTGGCTGCAGGCGCCGGTGCTTGCGGAACCATTGTGTTAACAGAGCCTAGAGCCATTTGGTTAGCAGCTACCCTTAGAGGTGTTAACGGCGCTTGAGGACGAGTAGCAAGACTTCCTTCTGGTGTTCGATACTGCTCCATTATTGGTTCGCCAACAACGTTTGAGCCATAAGACCCAACGTATACCTGTCCTTCTGGGCCAGTAGTGATAGCTTCTCTGGGAATACCTCTGCTTACCATGTCGTCTATGGACGTTTGAACAGTAGGCGAAAGTGCAGCAGCCTGTGCGGTGGGAGCAGGAGCAGGAGCAGGCGCAGCAGCACGGGCGGGAGCGCCGCCCATAGCAGCGTTAAAGGATTCTTCTGCGTTTAGTGCTTTAAATCCTTCAAAAGCAAGTTTTTCAATATCTGGTATGCCAGAACTCATCATACTGGACAATGTATCTCTATCTAAAGTATGGCCTTTTTCAGCTAGTTTTTGACTTAGTCCGGTTAAAAAAGTTGAGCGTCTGGCTCTGTCGGAAACTATCCGTTGACGTTCAGTAGCTTTATCTATTGCCTCTTGTTGGCTTAACTCATTTTGAGTTTTATATTGCTGCATTTGCGCCAGTTTGTTGTATTGCGCTACTGGGTCAGGGGTATAGAACTGCGCCCCTTGCGCTATCATTTCGTTAAGGGTTGCCATAATAGTTCCTATGCTTGGCCTGGATAGCTAAACCTGCTGTATGGGTCGTAAGGCGCATTTTGTTGCGGAGCATATACAGGTTGTTGCGGGGCATACGCCGACTGCCTATTTCTAAAAAAATCCATCATCTGGTTGTTTTGGTATCCTTGAAGCGCAGCTTGTATAGCGTTGTTGTAAGTATTGCCTCCGCCTATCTGCCCAGCGGCTGTTGCAGCACCAGCGCCAAGAACACCTTGGCCCATTGCCTGTGCGCCTGCGCTCATTAGGTTAGCGGCGTTCGTTCCATAGGCAGCTTGCGATGTGCCTGTGTTAGCGGCAGCGTTTGCGCCCCTAGTTGTAAAGTCACTTAAACGTCCGTACTCGTCCATTTGGCGTGTCCGGTTGCGGTTGTAGGCGTCTGTAAAAAGTCCTGTTTGGCTGGCTCTGTTGGTTTGGAATCTTTCAAACGCTCCTGACCCAGCAGCCAATCTATTTCTTACTTCTGCAAGCGCACGTTGAGGCGACCGAAATAAACCCGCAGCAGCCAACCTGTTATTTGAACTTCTGTTAAGGTTACCAAGCGCACTTTCAAATAATACATCTTTATTTAAATCTTCTTGCCCAAAGTTACGCATTAGCGAGTTAGGGTCGAACCCAGGCATACTGTATGGTTGGTTAATTGAGCCGTAGCCAGCAGCGCCAGTTCTGTCACTCAAACCTATCAAATCCAACATTCGGTTTCTGGCAATATCACCAGCTTGTACAGTTGGCGCGTTCCTCAGCACTTGCTCGTCAGCAAGTTGCTTTTGCAACCTAAGTGCTTGTTCAGCCGCAGCCGCTTGGATTAGCGCCGCTTCCCTAGATGAGGTTGCCCCGGTTTCCGCAGCTTTTTGTTGACCGCTAGACGATAGGTAACCGCCAAGTAGCGATGCGCCAGCGGGAATACCAATTTCTGGACTAGGCATTTTCAAACTCCTCAAAAGCGTAAAACTCGCGGATTTCGCGGGACACCTTACGCATATGCTCAAAACCACCAATTAAAAATGCGGTGGCAATATGTATCTCAATCCCAAAATTGCGGATGTGAAACGCCAAGTTCCTCAAATGCTTTTTGTCACTTTTGCACATTTCATTTGCGTCATGGAACCCATTGATTGACGCCATGATTAAAGGCTGGTAGTAGTTGTAGTTTGCCACAAACCAGCGGTTGGCGGGTAACACAAACATCAACGACAAAAAAGCCCGGTTAACGTGTTCGTCTAGGATTTCAACGTCCTTGTCAATCAAATCGTCCCACAACTCTACCGCGTCAAAAAAGCAATTCACAAAGTCAATAGCATCTTGATGGCCCAAAAACCAACGCTGTTTGTTGGTCTTGCTGTCCTCTTGCCATTGAGCAGGCATTACTGGCATTACCCAACCACCCACGCCGTGCCATTGTCAAACACCGGGCAAACCACCGCACCACCGCCCACTGGAGCCGCTAGAAACGCTGGGGCTAAAGCATTAGTCACCCATGACCTGCGGCCTTGCGTACCAGCTGCTGGCAGGGTTGCCACGGTGTAGGCAGCGCCCAGGCCATTGCCACCATTTGCTACGGGGAGGATACCAGATACATTTGTTGTCAGGCTGGCAAAAGTAGTGGATGTTGTACCCGTACCGCCGTTGGCTATTGGCAGGGTTCCAGTGACATCCGCTGTCAGAGACACCGCACCAAAGGTCGGCGCACCAGCAGCATTGCCGTGCAACACCGTTGTAGTCGTCCCCAAACTGCCCAATACCGTAGGCGCAGCGCCAGCGCCGCCGCCCAGCACTATCCTGCTTGCAGTCAACACGCCAGAGGAAGCCCAGGCTGTGCCACTAGAAAAGTACGGTACGCCGCCACTGGTTCCTGCAATGGTAAACGCTGGCGTGGTGGTTGGGGTGGCAACAGACACAATGCCGCCTGTCCAGCTTACTGATGTGACCGTACCAACAAATGCATCGTTGCTGGTGATTGTAAAACTTGGGTAAGTCCCTGTTACTACCGTAGTTCCTGCGCCCGTCAGCACCACTGTCTGGTCTGGCAGGCTGTTGGTCACTGTGATAGTCCCTGCGCCGTTGGTCACGGTAATGCCTGTGCTGGCAGTCAAGGTGTGCAGGGCGTAGCCCGTGCCATTGCCAATCAGCAGTTGACCGTTGGTGGGAATTGTGCCTAGTCCCGTGCCGCCGTTGATTACTGGCGTGATGCCAAGGCCAGAACCCGTGATTGTGTAGACGTTGTTGAGCCAACGAAACCATTGGGTTGTGATCTGCCCGTCTTGGGTAAACATTACCCGAGGCGCAGGGATTTGGGTGACGTTTGCCATACTAGCTCGACGTTGGACTTAGCACCAACTCAGCGCCCATGATGGCGATTTTTACCGGGTCAGTGCCACTGACCTCGTATACCCTATCTCTGGATGAGCCAAGCCGCCGCCAGAACGTGCGGTAACCATACTCACCGATCTTGCCCATACTAGTCCAATGCTCGCTTGACCAGGTGTGACCGCTATCGTCGCTCCAACGCAACATAACTTGCGGGTCGTAGCCTGGTGTAGCCGGGAATGACTCGGTAACAATATCAGCGCCATTGATATCTGGGCCAGAGTAAGCAAAGGTCACCAAGGACTCAAACCCATCGCCTGCCTCAGTTGTAATCTCATCCCCGGCCTCGGTTACTAAATATTCCCAGTCAAACTCGGCAACGAGTTGGTAGCTTGGCCCGGCTGGTGGGACGTTTGCCAACTCCGTAAGGATGCCATCAGCAGTTTGCTCTGGATATACGCCCAACCCTACGCCTGTTTCAGCGTCAAGCTGCAAGGTGTGATGCACCACTCGCTTGAGATTGTTCTGACCAGTTGGCAAGCCTCTCCATGAGCGCAGCCACTTTTGGATGCTGCCGTTGTCAGCGTACACATCCAAGTCAAAAGCGTAAATGTTGCCGTTAACGTAGTCGCCAACCACAATTTGACTGTTGAACGCCATCTGGCAGTTTGACCGGTGGCGGGTAAACAAACCGTTTTCAAACCCAGCCCGTTCGTGCCACGCTTGAGTGGACACATCGTAGACCCAGGTGGCGTTGCCGGTTGGGAATGTCAGGACGTAGAAAGCATGGCCTTCTTGCTGGTAGGTGTAGGCAATAGCGTCAGAAATATCGCCGTACTGGGCAATGGCAAACTCAATAGCGTGGGTGCTAATTCGAGTGCCGGTGTAGCCGTTGGCCCGGTAAACAATGCCTTGGCCTCGCGCATCTGCGCCTAGCCAGAAGATGCCGTTGTCCAACTTGGCAACAGAGAAGGCCGCAGCGCAACCAATTTCATTGAACGCACCTTGGATACGGGTCATGGGGAAGTCGGCAGCGCCAGAGTCGTACCAGACCTCGACCGAGTTAGTGCCAAATAGCCAAATTTGCCCGTGGTCAACAATCATGCTGACTACACCATCTGGAGAACCCTCGGCACTGGCAAAATCAAGCGGGTCAACTGATGAGCCATCCAACAGTTGCGTCACCCAGAATATCTGGCTGTCTGGTTGGATGAAGACAAAGTAGCCGTCCAAGTAACCGACTATGGACGCACCAGCAAAGTCAACGTCTGTGATCTGAGCAAACACCGAGGTGCTGCTGTTGTAAATGTAACCCGGCCCGTTGGCTGCAATAAACAACTGAGTGCCGTTGTCGCTCATGCTGACCGGGCCAGTACCCACTACCGTGCCAAGCAAGGTGGCTACATAAGCCGTGGTGAGGCTGTAGAGTTCAGTGCCACTAACCACATACCCAACGCCGTTAAACGTCCACAAACCCCGTATTGGCCCTGTCCCAACCGTCACCAGCAAGTCAAGCCCAGGCGCCCGGTTCAAAAACCCGCCTGTCTGCCCTCCATCTGGAATAACTTCTGGGAACAGGTTGACCATCCTGTTGTCCGCAGCATTGACGCTACGGGCAACATAGGCGCTGCCAAGGATGGGTGATTTCATTACGTAGCAACAGCTTTGATAACGGCAAAGGCAATAACAGGGGTTTCCACCGTTGTGCCGCCCGTGGTGCGGAATGTAATGTTAAATTGATTTGCTGAAACTGAAGTTACCATCAAATCATACAAATCCGTTCCTGACTTTTGGTTCAAAATAATTACGTCAGTTGCTGCTACTGTGTTGTTGCTTACCGTAAATGTTGCTGCGGTGGTTGAACCCGCTGCGCTGAACAAAGTAATTGCTCCAGTTGGCCTATTTAGCACCACAGTATTTGTGCGAGAGGTTGCTTGAACAACACCACCACCAGCACCAGTGGTGTAACCAGTTTTTCCAGAGCTGTTATTGACTAAAACACTACCCGCAGCAGTCAAGCTGGTTGCAGTTGCTACACCAAGCACCGGGCCGGTCATGGTTGGCGTGGTTAACACCATACCCGTGCTAAGACAATTGCTGATGTTGCCGCTGGCTACTGTGCCGAGGGCCGGGCCTGACAAAACAGGCGTGGTCAATATCATGCTGGTACTGGTACAAGCACTGATGTTTCCGCTGGTCACTGTACCCAGCACAGGCGTCACCATTGTCGGGCTGGTAAACAGCAAGGTCTTGCTGATGCTTTTGGTTGTGCCAGCTTGGACAAACGGAACAATGTCAGCAGCGTTGATGACGGTGGCAACGGGCAAACCAGAGATGGCAACGGTAGTCATAATTAAAATGTCCCAGCGTAAATGTTATAGCGTTGACGATTAGCGACTATGCCGTAAGGCATTGCCATCACATCGTCAGGGTTGTTGATGCGCTTGATGTTGCGCTTGGAGGTCATGGCAATCCGCTGCACCTGTGGGCTTGGCTCGACGCCAAACTCAGCGGCAATCTCACAGGCTAGGTTGAACCTAAAGGCCCGTAGATAGCCTGGTGGAAATGACAGCGTAGTTGCCAGAGTTGCTGGCTGTGTCAATTCTTCAACCGATATGATGTGCCATTGAAGCGGCGAAGTAGGCACAGGGTACACCGTCATCGTAATGTCGGGGTAGCCCATGTTGACGTACAGCACCTGTGGGTAGGTGCTGGTTGTGTTCTTAACAGCAATGCCGTTGTACTGCTGCTCGTTAATTATTTTGATGCCATATGAAGTACCGTTTGAGGTATCTTTGAAGTAGGTGGCATCGTCAACCAAAACAGGCCGATTGCCAACAAAATTACCT